AGCGGAAATATAGCAGACTTTCTATTTCCTATGAAATTAAAGTTTTCTACAACAGCAACGGCTGGCACATTAGCTTTTCAAAGAGGAAACCAAGTTCCTGGTACTTCTATTACCTTGCCATTCGTAGGAATTAGAACCTTTAAAATTAATAGCAATGTTACAGATAGCAGATTTTTCATAGGGTATTCAAACCTGTATAAAACATCTAATCCTACAAACATAGATTTAACAACACAAACACAATCTATTGGTGTTTGTAAAATAGATACATCAGATAATTTACATTTTACGTATAATGATGATTCTGGATTAGCTACTCTTGAAGATTTAGGCGTTGATTATCCTGCAAAAAATACCATTGATTACAAGTATAAGTTAATAATTGAAAGCACAACAGGTTCAAATTTCATTTTAACATTAGTAAGAATTGATAGTTCTGGAGTAGAAATTTCTACAACTTCAACACCTATTTCTAACATACCAACAGCAGTCATGAATGCTGCGCTTTGGATTACAAATAATGCTACTGCAACAATAGCAAGTTTGTTTGATTTAGGGCTTGTACATATAATCAAAAATTATTAAAAAATGTCTATACCAATAAGATTTATACCAGAAATACCAGAAAGCAAATTAAATGCTTCTGTAATAACTAAACTGAACACCGTTTCAAGCGGAGGTTCACCTAATGTTTTTGTACCAACATCAAAAGCAGATTTAGAAAATGTTGCTAATGCAGGCAAAACAGCAGATATCCAAACAACTATTGATTTAGGAGGCTTAGACGTTACTTTAGCAGATGGATTAACGTTGTATTCAAGTGGTGGTAAATTAACAAATTATGGTACTATAACTTGTAGTAATACTAATTTTTTAGCTGATAGAATTGATAGATGTATCATTGATGATATCGGTATTATTACAGGAACTTTTAATGTAAAAGAAATTTGGGGAAAATGGTTTGGATTAGTAGATACTTCGGAAAGTGCTTTATATGATAATTTTAATGCTTTTAAAAACATATTTTTAATAGGTAAAGACAAAAACATTAATATAAACAAAGGGCATTTTTATATTAACGTTAAAGAACTTAATTTATATGGTGCAGGATATACAAGAGCTAATCTTACATTAACAGGAGAAACCCATTTAAAAGGACAGGGTAAAACTCAAACAAAAATCGAAGCACTACCAAACGATGCTTTAACAAAAAGTGCAATGCTTGTTATAAGAGACGCACCTAATGGTAGTATTAGCAATGTATGGCTAAAAGGCGACATGGACACGGCTGTTGATATTGAAAATGAATTTAGAATGGCTTTGAACATTGAAAACAGTTCTCATGGGTTTAGATTTGAAAATTGCAGGTTATCTCATGCCTCTGATGGTATAGAATCTAAATATTGGAATGACTTTGGGCAGCCGTCAGCAGTTTTTGTACAAGGAACACTCGATGCAAGTGGCAATGAGATTGCTAGTACAACAGAGTGGAGAAGTCAATTAGTAACTATTAATTCTGGAATTACACAAGGATATGCCCTTTTTAATTTAAGTGGATATAGTGGTTATAGTACTTTATCAGATTTTTCTTTTAAAATGGCATTTTTTGATGTTGACAATATATATATAGGTACAACAAGCTGGGTATACACATACAAACCAGTTGATATACCCACAAATGCAACACAATACCGTGCTATTATACCAAATCCAATAGATGGAGTTTCCCCTACAGGATTTGGTTTTAGTGGTGGTGCTGGGTCTAGGCGTGTTATTATTACTAATTGTGAAATAGACCATAATAGAAGGAATGGTCTTAGTAATCCATATCAAGAATGGGTTATTGAAAAGAATCATTTTCACGATAATGGTGGAAGAATTGGTGGACCAGGTTATGCTATTGATATAGAAGATGGGTATCAATTGTTAAATGACATTACTATTAGAGAAAATATATTTGAAAATAATTTTGCAGGTGCTATAACTTTAAGATGGTGTAAAGATGTTCGTATCTTAAATAATACTTTTTTGGGTAATAAAACATTAATTGGGGCTAAGTCTAATATTAATGGTCGTGAAACATGGGATTGTTTAATTGAAAACAATAAAATGTATAGCACCGATGTAAGCATTGGAAGATATGGTAAAATTAGAAACAATATTATGGAAACTTCTAATATTACTTTAGCCAATGCCTACACAGAGGCTTCAAATAATGTTATTTATAATGGAAAAATAACAAGGGCAGGAGATGCTTCAACTGCTTACGGAACTTCTATTTCAAGAAACAATCAATTTATTATTACACGACCTAAAACTGATGAAACATTTGGAACAGATATTAAAAGTGAAAATGATATTGTTATTTATAGAAATAGCTTAACCACAGGTGATGGAGATTTTTTGCTAGCCGCTATAAACGGCACGCTTATTAAAGATTACATAAAAAATTTAAAAGTAGTTGATGCTATTGCTGAAAATGCTTACATAGGTTTGAACTTAAACGCTATTGATTTAGAAAATTGTGAATTTTCTGCTTTTGCCTATGTTCGTGGAGGTAGAAATGATGATTTTACATGGAAAGATTGCAAGTTTGTTGATAAAATAGTTTTAAAAAATGATACCGCTGTTTTTTCAACTGATGGTAGTAATTTTAAAGAATGGATAATTAATGGAGGTGAAATAATATCTGGAACATCTATATATATAGGCACTGGCGCAGCATATAGTGTACTTAACACGCCTGCTGTTGACATTAATTTAACCGTTAAAAATTTTACTTTTGATTTAACAGATGCGACAACTTGTTATATTTTAAACTTATTGCACAACGGTACTGCTTTATTTGAAAATTGCACATTTAAAACAGATGCTGCTTCAACTTTTGATATGAAAAGATTATCTTTTGGTTCTCCGGTTATTAATTGTGATACAATGACATTTAAAGATTGCCAATGGATAAATGTAACACCAACTTATAGAGTTGGGGATGTTGTAATTGAAACTACAAAAATAACAACAACTATGTAATGTTAAAATTAAACTATAAAAACCAATTAACCATGATTAGAAAATATAAAGTAACAATTTCAGTAATTTTTGGAACGCTTTTTTTGATATTTGGCTTTTACGCTCCAACATTAAGCGCATTATTACTAACAGAAAAAGAGAACCAATTTACATCCATAAATTATATTTTAATTGGTTTTGGTATTATGTTTCTTTGGGGCAGGATTACAAACATTGCTAATGTGTTTGTTGATTTTTTTAAAAAAAAGATAAAATAATTAAAAACGTAACAAAAAATAAAAAAATCGTTTAATAAATAAATATTAATATGAATGCTAAAAAAACATTAAATAAAGTGAAAGCGGTTTTAGGTTTGCAAGTATCTTTAGAGCAAATGAAGCTTGACAATGGTACTATTGTAGAAGCTGAGGCTTTTGAACCAAACAATGAAATTTTTATTGTTTCTGGAGAAGATAAAATTGCTTTTCCAGTTGGGGATTATGTTTTAGAAGATGGTCGTGCTTTGATAATTGCCGAAGAAGGTGTTATTTCAGAAATCAAAGAAGCTGTTTCTAAAGAAGAAGAAGTACCAACCGAAGAAGCAACAGAACCAGAAATGGAAGCTGCACCTACATCGCCTAAAAAAGTGGTTGAATCAGTTTCAAAAGAAATGTTCTTTTCAGAAATCGAAAAATTAAGAAATGAGATTCAAGAATTGAAAGAACAAAAAGAAGAACTTTCAAAAGTTGAAGAACCAAAAGACGTCGAGCTTTCAAAAGAAGAATCGCAGCCTTTAAAGCACAATCCAGAGGCAAAATTAGAAAAAGAATTAACATTATACGCACAAAAAAGAGCTACATCAACAAAAGATGTAGTATTTAATAAACTATTTAACAACTAAAAAAATGGCTACTACAACAAGTATAACAACTACTTACAAGGGCGAAGATGCGGGAAAGTATATCTCCGCAGCGTTATTATCTTCAAACACTATTGAAAGAGGAGGTGTTGAGGTTAAACAAAACATCAAATACAGAGAGGTAATTAAAAAACTATCTACTGACGATTTATTAAAAGATGGAACTTGCGATTTTACAGCAACATCTACTATTACAACAGTAGAAAGAATCTTAGAACCTAAAGAACTTCAAGTAAACTTACAACTTTGTAAGCAAGATTTTAGAAATGATTGGGAAGCTATCTCTATGGGTTATTCGGCTTTTGATAATTTGCCTAAAACATTTCAAGACTATCTTTTAGGGCATATAGCTTCTAAAGTTGCAGAAGCTAACGAAATCAATATTTGGCAAGGTTCTGCTGTGACAACAGGAGAGTTTAACGGCTTTAAAACTTTACTTACTACCGATGCAGGTTTACCAGCTGCTCAAGAAGTTGCAGGAACTACTATAACACCTGCTAACGTTGTAACTGAATTAGGTAAAATAGTTGATGCTATTCCAGCCGCTTTATATGGAAAAGAAGATTTGTATATTTATTTATCTCAAAACATATACAGAGCTTATGTGCGTTCATTAGGTGGATTTGGAGCTTCTGGTTTAGGTGCAGCAGGTTTCAATTCTCAAGGTAACAACCAATCTTTTGAAGATTTAATGTTTGATGGCGTTAAATTATTTGTTGCAAACGGTTTGCCTTCAAATGTATCTATTGCAGCTGAAAAAACAAACCTATTTTTTGGAACAGGTTTATTGAATGACACCAACGAAGTTAAGGTTATTGATATGGCGGATATAGATGGTTCACAAAATGTTAGAATCGTTATGAGAATGACCGCAGGCGTTCAGTATGGTGTGGTTTCTGATATTGTAACTTACGGTATCACAAACTTAGCTAACTAATTTTAAAATAATTAATTAACCTAAAGGGATGGGGTAATTCCTTTCCCTTTTTTAATAAAAAAAAATATGGCTTGTGATATAAGTTTAGGAAGGCTAGAGCCTTGTAAAAGTGTAGGCGGTTTAAAAGCTGTTTATTTTATAAATTATGATACATCATTTTATAAGGAAAAAGTCCTTACTGTTAGTGATGAAGTTGAAGATTTAGGGGCTCCTTTTAATCTTCATAAATATGAATTAAGAGGTGCTAATAATTTTGATGAAGCTAACGAGGTTTCAAAAGAAAACGGTACATCTTTTTGGACTACTACAGGAACTTTAGTGTTAAAATCTCAAGATGCTACTACACGAAAAGAGTTGAAATTAATGAGTTACGGAAGACCAATTGTAGTCACAGAGGGTTATGATGGGCTTTATAAAATCTATGGTTTAGAAAATGGCTGTGATGTATCTGTAAATACTGTTTCAGGAGCAGGAATGGGAGATTTGAACGGCTATAATTTAACCGTAACAGCTCAAGAAAAAGAACCTGCATTTTTTATTGTTTGGGCTATATTTACAGGCATAGGCAATGGAACAGTAGTTGAAGGTCTATAATAAATTCTTAAAAGAAAGGAGATTAAAAGGATGGTTTTAAAAGCTATCCTTTTTTTTATAACAAAAAATAAAAAAATCGTTTAATATAAAAGGCTTAATAATGACGATTTTCAATACAGTAGATTTATTTAAAACAATATACTTTTTTAATAGAAAAGGGACTGATGCTACTTATGTGACTTTTACTAATGAAGCTACAAATGTAAGCACATCTTTTGATGTTGATACTTTAGGAAGTGGCACATATTACGATGTTTTTAATTTTACAGCAACAAGCGGTTATTTTTTAGAAAACAATTTTTATTATTTCAAAATTTTTGATGTTGATGATAACATTTTATTTCAAGATAAATTATTTGTAACGGATCAAACCATTTCAAATAATCTGAAATATGACATCAACAAAGACAAATACATTTCAAATATTACAACAAATGAATATATAATCTATGAATAATATACACGTTTTAACACTTTCAAAATACACAACTCCTTTAGTCATTGAAGAAAAAAACAAAGACTATGTAACTTACGGGGCTGATAATAATTATTTTCAGTATTTGATTGATAGATATGTAGGTAGTGCTACTAACAATGCTATTATAAGCGGTGTTGTAAACATGATTTATGGTAAGGGCATAGATGCTTTAGATAGCAATAGAAAACCCGAACAATACGCTATGATGAAATCATTGATTAAACCGACTGATTTACGTCGTATTATAAATGACAGAAAGATTTTAGGAATGGCAGCAATACAAATCACTTATGATAAAAATAAGGTAAAAAGCATTACACACTTTCCTATGGAAACTTTAAGAGCCACAAAATTTAATGATGAAGGCGAAATAGAATCGTGGGCTTATCATCCAAATTGGAAAGAACACAAAAAAAGCGACAAACTTACTTTTATAAAATCTTTTGGTTTTGGAAATAAAACAGGAAATGAGATTTATGTCATCAAACCTTATATAAGTGGCTATTATTACTACACGCCAGTTGACTATGTTGGTGCTTTGCCTTACGCTGTTTTAGAAGAAGAAATAGCCGACTACTTAATAAACGATACTATAAATGGCTTTAGCGGTACTAAGGTTATTAATTTTAATAACGGCGTTCCAGATGAAGAAAAACAGATTCAAATAAAAAATGATGTTCTTAAAAAAGTAACAGGTGCAAGAGGTGAAAAAGTAATTGTTGCTTTTAATAATAACGCAGAAAGCAAAACAACTGTTGAAGATTTACCTTTAAATGATGCGCCTGCACATTATCAGTATTTAAGTGATGAATGTCGAAATAAATTACTTATTTAATTCTAAATAGATATATATAAAATAGAAAATGGGTTAGGTGTAGAATTTTCCCATTTATTTAATAAAAAACATTTGAATTTAAATATAAAAATAATATTTGATATCAATAATATTAAATCGGATAAAATATGTCAAATAGATAAATTCAATATTAATATAGAAGGAGGGACAGTATTTGATATGATGACAAATAATTGTAATGAATATTTATTAAATGATATAG